AAGATTAAAGCTGCTGCTGCTGGCGGTGGCAATTAGATATGCAGATAAGAGCTAAAGTAGGAATAATTAGTGCATTTGGTATATACAACGCAGGCGATATAGTGGAATTACCAGATGATATAGCATATGCATGGATAAAAGATGGATTAGCCGAAAAGGTATCTTCTGTACCGCGGCCAAAGGAGCGCAAAGATGCTAAGAAGGATACAGGAACCTAGCGTAGAACCTGTATCAACACAAGAGCTGGCAGCGTACCTTAGGCTTGATGAAGCTACGCAGGGTGAGGAGCAGAACCTCCTTGCCCTGCTTCTCACCGCAGCTAGGGAATTTGTTGAGGAATACACATGCAGGAGCTTAATCACACAGAAGTGGCAATACTACGTACAAAATGCATATGGTGTGCATTTAAGAGATCTACCTAGACCACCTGTGCAAACAGTAGAAGAGAGAACAGCAGATTACATAGTATATACTGCTGGATATGGAGATGTGCCTGAAAGTGTGCCTGCACCTATACGGAATGCAATTATGCAATATGCAGCATTTTTGTACGAGAACCGCGGCGATCTGAACGCAGAACCACCACAGGCAGTGCTTCAGCTACTTAGGCCATACGTAGTGAGAAAACTATGAAGAAAACAAGTATTGGCCAAATGAAACATTTGATAACTATTCTTAAGCAAGAACGTATAAGTGATGGCCAAGGTGGCTATATGGAAACGTGGCAGAATGCAGGTACAGTGTGGGCTAGTATTGAACCAGTTAGTGGTAGGGAATATTACGAAGCGATGCAGTTAACAAATGATATTACACACAAGGTACGCATGCGATATGTAAATATAACGCCACATAATAGGATAAAGTATAACAATAGGATATTTGAAATAATAGCTGTAATAGATATAAATATGGAACATAAGGAACTTGAGGTGTTATGCCGTGAGCAAGCTTAAGATTGAAATAAAAGGTATTGATAAGGTGATTAAAAACATAGACAAATACAACGATGAAATACAAAACAAGATAAAGCAGGTGCTTGCTGATGGTGGAATGAAAATACAAACAGAAGCACAGAGCCGCGCGCCAGTAAGAACCGGAACCTTGCGTGCTAGCATAGAATATAAACCAGAAGGAATGCAGGTACAAGTTGTGGCCACTGCGGATTATGCTGCATTCGTGGAGTTTGGCACACGAAATCAAGAAGCGCAGCCATTTTTAACCCCGGCATTTGAACTTGTAGCGCCGCGGATTGAACGCGACATACAAGAGGCGTTGAAAGATGCTGAATGAGCTACAACAAGCAATATTTGAAAAAATACAAACTCTAGGCTATAAAGTATACGATGCAGTGCCGGAACATACAGAGTACCCATATGTGGTAGTTGGTGATGATTTCGCGATGGATTGGAGCACCAAAACCTTTCCTGGTTGGAATGTGCTTGTAACAATACATATATGGAGTAATTATTCAGGGTGGAAGGAAACGAAACGCATAATGGAAGATATAGAACAAATACTGTGTATTCAGGAATTTACGTTAGAAAATCACGCAGTTGCAGTATTAATACCTGATAGTATGCAAGTACTACGCGATCCAAGTGGATTGCGTCATGGTATTTTACGCTTGAGAGTAAAAATATTATAAAAACTGAAAAGGAGGAAAATAAATATGGCAACAGAAGTAATAAAAGGTATAAACTTCCTGCTATATGTGGGTGATCAANNACATAGCTTCGTTTAGAAGCTGGAGTATTGATGCAGATGGCCTTGTAGTACCTTCAGATACGGCTTATGAAGCATTAGAAGTGGCCGCTATGAATGGTACCAGTGTAACAGTAAAGCTTAGCACTGGTACAAACGGGCGCACTTATACAGGCACGGGGTATATCACGGATTGGAGTATCGGAATGCCCTACGATGATGCCACGACCTATACTTGCACTATTACAGGTACGGGCCCACTTACAAGAACTGGAACGGGAGCATAAAGTATGACGTTTGAAGCTAATGGACAAATTTATGAACTAAAATATAATATTCGCGCCCTTCGTACAATTGAAGATGTGTTCCATTGCCCACTTCCAGAACTGCAAAAGCGCTTTGAAAATGGCATCGGTATAAATGAGCTAGTAAAATTTATTCAAATTGGCCTAATGCATTCCATTCCTAATATTACGATGGAACAAGTAGATACTATAATTGATGATATAGGCATTGAAAAAGCTGCGGAACTATTTAGTGCGGCATTTCAGGAAGCATTCCAAAAAAAAGCATAACTGAGGGTGAAAGTGTGCGGGGTATAGAATGGGAGGAAATGTACACGCAATGTGTGCGTGCAGGTCTAAGCTTAGAACAAGCATTGAACTATACCCCGCACGAGCTTGAAGTTGTATTAAATGGCATCGCTTTAAGGAAACAAGATGAACTTTACATTAAAGCTTGGGAAATTGCAAATATAATTAATTATACTGGTAGAACAAAAAAGCTTATCAAACCAGAAGATATAGTTAATATTAAGCGCGAACCAAAACAATTAGATGTTAAAGCTGAATGGCAAGCTATATTAAATGAAATGGAGGTGCAGTAAATGGCCGATGCAGGTGAACTTGTTGTACGCATTAGCGCCGATACAAGGGAACTAGAAAGCGCACTAAAAAGCGCGCAAAAAACCATAGATAAAATTGGTTCTTCCTTTCAGAAAGTAGGTTCACAATTAACTAAGGGCCTAACTGTACCTATAGCGGCCGCTGGAACAGCTATTATGGGGGTATGGAAAAATATTGATGCAGCTGAAGATAATATAATAGCTAAAACAGGCGCGTTGGGTGATACAGCAAAGGAACTAAAAGATACATTTAAAAATGTATTTGGAAGTATGCCAACTGATGCGCAAACCGCAAGCGATGCTGTAGCTGAACTGAACACGCAATTTGGCTTGATGGGGAAACAGCTAGAAGATGCAAGCAAATATTTGATAATGTTCAGTTCCATCACAGGTGCGAATGTAACTGAAGCAGCACAGCAAGCAGAAAAAGCAATGCGCATGTTTGGCATTTCAGCTGAACACCTGCCAGAAGTATTAGATGCTGTGGCAGCGGCTGGACAAAGAACGGGCGTTTCCACTAACGAATTAATGCAGGCTGTAATTAACCTTGCACCACAGCTTAAGAAAATGGGTTTCAACCTTGCTAGTTCAATACAATTTATTAGCGAAACAGAAAAAGCGGGTATAGATGCAAGCAAAGCAGTAACTTATTTAGGCCGCGCGCTTGCAACTGGTGCTAAAAAGGGTAAAAGCACAAGTGCGATGCTGGAAGAAATGGCTAAGAAATTCGCTGCTGCCAAAACAGAAACCCAGCAAACCGCGCTAGCGATGGAATATTTCGGGGCCAAGGGTGCATATACGCTAATTGCTGCTATTCAACAAGGGCAAATAAGCTTTATGGAACTTGCGAAAGCTGCTAAAAACACGCAGAACCCATTAGCTGGGCTAGCTGAAACTACGGGCACGGTAGCAAAAACATACGAAGAAACGCTGGACCCGATAGATAAATTTAAAATGAAAATGAATGAACTTGCTATGAAAGTGGCACCATTAGGCGTAACGCTTCAGGAAACCATTGAACCAGCGCTAACAAATATCATAGATGCTGTAGGAAAGCTTCTTGAATGGCTGAATAAACTTGACCCGACAACAAAAAATATGATAGTTCAATTAAGTGTGGCACTTGCTGTGCTTGGACCAATATTAAATATAATTGGTGGTATTATAAAAACAATAGCCGCGGCAATAGGTTGGATAGGAAAGATAGTGGGCGCATTAAAAAGCTTATTGGGCGTTATATCTAGCGTAGTAAGTGCAGTTGCTGGAGTAATAGGTTGGCCTGCGCTTGTAGCGGCGGCTGTAGCGGCTGGTGTGGTAGTGGTGGTTAAATACTGGAAGCAAATTTCAACGTTTCTTAGTACAGCCTATAAATGGATAGTGAATACTTTCACAAGCTTATGGAATACCATCAAGGGGCCGCTTCAGAACCTATGGAGCTACGCTCAGAGCTGGTTGCAACCCGTATTTGATGTATTTGTGAATGTTTTCACGGCTATTAAGAATGCGGTGGCAAGCATTTGGAATAGCCTAATAGGTATTCTAAAAACGCCGCTGAACTGGATAATTGGTGCAGTAAACACCGTAATTAGCGGCCTGAATAAAATACATTTTAGCATTCCTAATTGGGTGCCAGGCCTTGGCGGGAAATCATTCGGAATTAATATTGCAACTATACCACAGCTAGCAACTGGTGGCATTGTCACGCGGCCTACACTAGCCGTGGTGGGTGAAGCAGGGCCTGAAGCAGTAGTGCCATTAAATGGACAAGGTATTGGTGGGTATATTATTATTAAGCAGATGATAGTAAGAGAAGAAGCTGACATAGATAAAATTTCTCAACAGCTTGCAAGTAAAGTAATGCAAGCCCAGAAATACCGGGGGGCGAGGTAGTGGATTTTACCTTTAACGGGACGTCGGCCTATACCTACGGTGTTAATGTTACAGATATTCGCATCTTCAGCCCTGAAGTTCGCGATGAATATGAATATATACCCGGCAAAGATGGAAGCTACATTTTTAATGCGGCTTACGGCGATCGGCGCGTGGAGGTGGATTGCTACATCGCACGAAGCACCGTAGCAGAAACGCTGGCAAAGGAACGCGAGATAACAGGCTGGCTACTTCGGCCACAAACACGGGCGCAGTTGCGTTTTACCACGGATCAAACAGTATATTTTATGGCAAAAGTAGATGAACAAATAGAATTTAATCACCAATTAAACGTTAGCTTTTTCACAATTAGCTTTAACTGTGAACCTTTTATTTATTCGGTACTGGAATATGAAAAAAGCGTACAAGTAGCATCTGGTGGCACGATGTATGTGCAGGTGGAAGGAACAGCTTATACATACCCTGTGATTGAAATATCACCTGTATCCGCAAATATAACTGGCGGCCAGCTTCAGGTGCGTGGGATAAAGCTGAATATTAACTTACCTATTAATGCTGGGGAAACCCTTATTTTAGAT